GTATATAAGGATTCAACCCAGCAAAGGGTTTACCGATTAACCCCAGAAGGTGAGGCATTAATTGAGAAGGGTAAGGCAGAACGTGACATAGCCTTTCCACCCCTTAACGTCAAACCAAATAAGTCTCCATCTACTGAAGGTCTTAGTGGAACTGGTGTAGGTACTGTTAAGAGAGGTAAATCTGGGGGTGCTCCTGGACAGCGTATGCGTAATATTATGAATGAGGCTAAGGGTAATCTAGGAACCATAGGTCATTTTGTAAGACCTCGACGTATGAAACTCCTAATCTCAACTATAGCACTGCCACTTGTAACAGGTAACCACAACTCTTGGCAAGCTGAGATAAATGGTATGGGTGAAACCAAGATGAAGCAGTACAGGGCTGAGCAAGCTTCCCAAGATAGGAGGTTAGAAAAACCTGGTGCTGAAAGGGAAAAGCCATACATCCCAACGGATGAGATTAAAAAGCAGATGAATAAGATTGCACAGGAAGTTCAATCCTTAGCACAAGAGCGTAAAGGTGAAAACTTTTTAACATTCTTTTTCCAAGGGTATCAGGGCAGACTTGCAGCACAACAAACTAATTTTAATCTCACAAGCTCTAAGACTGTTCGCGCTGTAACAAGTGCGGTTGCACCTGCTACTTTTAAGATTGGAAGTCGGAAGGATAAAAACTATAGGCAAATGCAGGCCATGCTTTTAGTTCTTAAACAGAAGGATACTAATGGTAATGTTATTGAGGAGGCTGCTGAAGATTTCTTACCTGTTGTTAGAGATGCTAAGCTCAGACTTAATGAGCCAATCCTATACGCACATGGTAAGAGATTAAAAGAAGCGTTAGATATGTCAATGACAGACGATCAATATGAAGCTGTTGCTGAAGCTATTGCTCAAGGTGTTGCATTAGACTCTCCTAATTTCCCAAAGTTTTCTGGACTTAACTTAGATCCTACCAATGATATGGACGCCGCTATCATTAAGAACATTAATAGCCAAAAGCAAGATGGTTTAGTTTACATGGATGCCTTGATAGACTTTGCTGATTACCTAGACTTTAAAAACAACAGGGGTGACCCTGATGCTAAGCAATCTTTTAGTACACACCTTAATGCGTACTTAGATGGTAAGACACACGGGACAGCTACCAATGCTGTGCTACTAGGTGATAAGAAAATGTCTTACAAGACTGGTGTACTGAGGACTCAGCGACTTAAGTTTCTTGATGATGGTGACATCCGAGATGAGCTTATACGATTAGCAGATGCAAGTATTAGTACACCTTGGGAGAATGTATCTGATGATATTCTTGTAGATATTAATGCTGTTGCCCGTAAGGTTTTTCAAGACAGGGAATTAGCTAAGTTGACGATTATGACTTTTGGGTATGGTAAAGAGATTCTAAGTTTTGGTTCTGCTATTGATGAAACTATTGAGTTGATATACCAAGACACTGAAACAGACTCTGGGTTTGTCAACAGTTTAGATAGGTTGACGAAGGAAGTGACGAGGGATCAGCTTGCTGATATCTTATTGCTAAAGTATGCAGCATCTCTGGAGAATATCTTATCAGAGGATGCGCTTATAGCTAGGGAAGTTACCCGATCAGCTGCATCTTTGTTTTCCATTATGGATATGCCCTTTATGATACGAGGAGCTACTGGTATGGAGATGTACATAGGTGGGATGGTTTCCTCTGACTATGAATCTTCAGATAAAACTAAGTTTAAAATGGCTGATAGGTTTGGCAATGTCACTGAACAAGTGATACCACACTACACCAACACCCCAACAGCATCTGCTGCTAAGTTGAGGGGGACTGTCTCAATACCTGGAGACCATGCGTTTAGTGGGGTTGTTGTTCAACCTGTTCAATCTATTGATGCTGCTACAATGGCATTAACATTTTCTGGTAAATCATTTGATAGATTATCTAAAGCATCTAATGGTAAGCCTTATGCATACCCTATCTACGATGCTGTTAAGGTAGATGTTAATGGCTATGATGTTATGTTTGAAGAGATTAATCAGAACTGGATGGATGCTACGTTTGGATGGAGTTACTTTAAAGAGATTTCAAAATCTTTAGATGAAGCCACTGAAGTCTTTGAGAAGAATATCAAGAGTCGTCCTGCAGATGAAATACTATCAGCACAGCAGGCAGAGTATATGCAATTCTATCTAGCAACTGTTATTTCCTCTAAGGGTAATGAGTTAATGTTACCTTTGATGAAGAAGATTAAACAGCTAACTGGCAGAGCAGACTCTGATTATCTTTTTGATACTGTTAATATGTTTGCAAGAGAGATGCGGAAAGTAGGATACGATCCTTTCAATCCACCATCAAACCCTAACGTCAAACAGCTTAGAACTTTCTATGCTCTTATGAAAAGAGAGTTGAAAACTAAATCAAGATTGTCTGATCTAGTTGCTCGTACAGAGGCCAGCAAGAAAGATCTTAGGAAAGAACTTCTTAGGACTGGTTTTAAAACTGAGAGTGGTAAGAGGATTGCTGCTAATTTCTACGGACACTAAAAAAAATAAGGCCCCCAAGAGAACCATAAAGGTTTTCCTGGGGGCCTTTTTATTTTTATTTAAGCATACCTTGTTTTGCAAGAAGCTCACGATACTCCTTCATCTGCTCATGCTTTCGTTGTTTTGCTAACGTAGTGTCTATAATACCACCCTCTAGATCCTCTGCAATACCAATGTCTATGACACGCGGCATGAGATCTTTTGTATACGCTAACTCTAAATCTAGAGCTGTCTTAGTCAATCGATTGGAGTTCCAATCAGAGATGAACTCATCGTCATCTACTTGAACACCTCGTAGTGCTAAATGATTATATGATTTACGCGAAGAAGTAGTCACTGTTTTCAATCTCCTTTATATCTAAGCTGCCCAATGTGGGTTGTTCCACATCATCCTCAGCATCTGTAATGAAGTTACGTATAACCTCAAAGTAATTATCGTAGTCGTACATACGTATGAATATTTGTTTGGTTAGGTCGAGTAGTTTATCCACATCACTGGCATGAGTACTGAAGCTATCATGCACAGCTGCAAAGGAACCATCCCACTCAGAGATAACCAAAGCCATATGACTAGCATCCATAGAGTGAATGTAGTTAGGCGACATGCCACAGATAAAACCTCTCCTGTCTGGCATACGTGTAGGCACAAGGGCTACGTGTGTAACTTGACCTGTCTTGTTACCATACCCTTTGATACGTCCTCTAGCTTTCCTGTCTTGCATGATCCATTTCTCATAGATCACATGGAACCCTGAAGGTGTACTCCACTCAATCCGATCTTCACCCTTACCATGTTTAAGACTTGTTGTAAACTCTTTCAGTTTAATCACAGTATCATTAAGTTCATATAGATCTTCATCTGTCTTGAAGTTTTTCTTCATTAGGGTGTCACGTATCTTAGACAGGTTCCTATACTCAGTGTTAGCTTCGTAGCCATCTGAGTCTACTTTCACATGTGTACCCAATTGGTACATCGCTAGGTTCTGTAAGTAACTCATAGTAGATAGTGGACCTGGGCACACCTTATCAATTGCTTTGATCAGCAGCTTAGATAGTTTAGTGCAATCATCTTGTGTGATGTCATAATCTGTGTGGTAGTCTTCCGATTTACAATCAAAGAACATGTTCTCAGCTATCTTCTTAGACCCTGCCGAGTATGCCCTAGTCATAGAGCCACGTTTGGATATACCTTTACGTATGCTCTTCATGGGCATGTTGTTTAGGATACTATTGAGTCGATCATCTTTACAAAGATTGATCATCTCCTTAGCTGTTTGAACATAGAAATCTTTCTGTATCTCTGAAGGTATTAGACCAACCAATCCACCAGTCTGTGAGTCCTTAGAGATTGCTCCAAGGTGTTGCCAACCATTGTTACTACCATCGATGGGGATAGGTAGGCTAGTCATGTGAATACGATTGTCTCTATAAGCACAGTCAAAATCATACCACTCAACACAAGCCGCGAGAAAAGATACTTTCTTCTCAGCCTGATCAGAGAACTGTGAGTTTTTACCAGCATGTACGATTTCATCCATGTATTCGTTTGTCCACATGATACGATCTTCTAGAGTCATTTTATCAACAGATATATTATCTAGTCCTTCTTCTTCAAGGTGACCTTTATAATCAGATGTACACCACTCAGGTATCTCATCTATATTGTAGGACATGTTGAAGACAGACGCTGTGTGTATAGCCAACCACTGTAACCCACTTTCAGTCATGGGCTTTGAGTGCTGGAACTTAAACAATCCCCTGGCTAAATCTGATCCTTGAAAGTTCATAAAGCTTTCGCAGTAGTAGAACCTGCCGCGATAATCTACATCTAGGTATTGATAGAACTCCTCTAGTTCTGATAGCTTACGTGCCTTCTCTGATATAAATGCCCACTCAACCATCTTGCTCCTACGTTTAAGCTCTTTAGCATCGTTGTCTTTAATAGGATCAGTAGATATGAACAGGTCTTTGTTCTCAACCATCGCATTGTAAACTGGCTTGTTTATCTTCCAAGCAGTCTGCTGTAGTTTGTTAAGAGCTTGTACCCAAGGGGCATATGGATCTATCGCATCACCATCTACTCTACCTTTGATTACTGGTCTGTGAACACCATTGATCTGCTGTATCATACCAGCTATATCTTTGGGCCGTAAGGTACTGGTAGATGCTAAGGGAAAGCTCCCACCTTTCTCAGGTATCACACCTAACTCGTACCACCTATGGGACGCAGACACCACATGACAGCTGTTACGGGTCTTAGCATAGGACAAGTCGATAAACCCTAGGTTGTATAAGGCTTCTACGAACAGGTCTCCTATGGACACTACAGAGCCCCAGGGAAGGGGCTCTCTATCTAGTTCTTTACCCACACTCTGACCTATTTTACTAGATGCATTAGTAAGTGTGGAGGTACCAGCTGGGCTTGAACTAGTATCTTTAGTGAATTGCATTTGAAGTATGGAGATACTTTTCATAACGTAACTTTCCATACGCTCACTGTAATTTCCAGACAACCTCATCAAGAGCCCAGCAAGATGGGGCCTTCGACGTGCAGGACTTACACCATCTACCCTCTTGACAAGGTAATCAACTATCTCTTGGAGTGCTGACATGTATTCTCCTATGTAGCTATGTAATCAAAACCAACCTCTTTATTTTGAAGTCGGGTAGTCTGTGCATCATATGTTGCAGCACCAGCATCACCAGTCTTACCTGTAAACCTAGACTTAAGAACCCTGAAGTTAACAGTGTTACGTTCGTATTCGTCAGATGCTGTTAGGTTCCTTGAGAATGCAATGATATCAAATGAGATCTGTTTGATAGAACCAGAGCCCTTGATGTCATCGATGGATGCAATGTTACCATCCTCGAATGCCTTACCACCTTGTGCCTTACGAAGATGAGAGATCAAACCTAGCCAGATGTTGTGTCGCTTGACGATTTTGAGGAGGTCGGACATGAACTTGTCGATGGCTTCATTACCCGATAGACCGTCACTTCCTTCTGATACAGCGATTGTGATGTGGTCGAGGACCAGATATTTACAACCCATGAGGGCCATGTATTCGATTTTGTCGATGAGGCTGTCATCTCCGACTGATCCTTGGTGGTCAAGGAGGACGAGTCTTTCATCTCCAAACACTTGTTCAAAGCCTTGTCTAAGTTCGTTTTCATCCGGAGGTGTGTCTTCATTAAGCGACTTTTTGAGTACCATTCCAATGAACTTCTCTGCCGTATCTCCAACGCTTTCTTCCAGACTGATAAGCCCCACGCGATCTTTTGTTTTTGAGAGAAGATCCAAGATAATCTCTTTGATAATAGTAGACTTACCACTGCCAGTTCCAGAAGTGAATAAAGTAATCTCACCATGTCTAATTCCCTTTAGTTTATCGTTTAAACCACTCAAACAAACAGGGTAGGGTACACACTCTACATTCTGTCGTTGAATGAATTGATCCCAGATAGGTTTGCCTGTAACGATACCTGAGGGGTTCCAACTCTGTGCATTCCACACACACTCTAGTAAGGTCTTCCAACCATGCTTAAGTAGTGTGTCATTAGCGTCATTCTCTGGTAGCTTTGCGACTTTAGCCTTACCTGGTTTAATCATCTTACCAAGGAAGTCAGACATCTTTTTACCAGCTTCATCCTGATCCATCATTATTACGACAGTCTTGAATGAGTTTATCCAATCCCGTTGAGCCAGAGCGCAAGAGGTAGAAGATGAAGAAGGTACAGCGACCACAGAATAGGTTCTACCGTATTTTTCTTTGTAGGCTTGCGCGACACTGAGTGCGTCGATTTCTCCTTCACAGATGACCAGCGTAAATCCTGATGTTGATTGTTGTTGTCCGAATAGTTCGACATTTTTGAAGTCTCCATGAGTACGAAACTCTTTAGGGAGCTTACGCTCTTTGTATGCAGACAGTTCTCCATTGATAGTGTAGGGATAGAAATGTGATTGAGGTTTCCCATTGATGTCTACAGACATCTTAACATTAAAATGGTCAACCACATCTTGAGATATTCCACGACTAGTCATTGGATAGCTTCTGTATGTATTGATCTCATCTATCATCGATGAGTTCATAAGGAAATCGGTATCTTCTATAAGTTCCATTGGTTTTCTTTCGTTTAAAAATACTGTTATTCCACATGAAAAGCAGTGGCTTCTTGGGTTATCATCATTGTATACATGGTTAGCATCAGAGCTTCCACAATTTTCACAATTAGTTTTCACCAGTAATCCCTTTCGATTTTTATGTCACGATTACGATTCTTTTTTATCCGAGTCTTTGAATGCTTGGAGGCCCACTTCAAGTTCTTCTGCTTTTTCAACTCGAACCCAGAGGTATTCTCCTCCTCGTTTAACTCTGTCTCTTTGAAGGATGATTCCTTGTACCGTTTTATCATTGAACTCCTCGAATATATTTTGATAGGTATCAAGTAAAGGTTTAATTATATTATCTAGGTCAGAAGCTTTGTTAGATAAGCCAGCGTACACAATGAAGTGGACAGGATTACTTTTAAAATCCCATGTCTGATCCATTAGTATCACTGCCATATCCTCTTGAAACCTCTTGTAGTCAGCTGTCTTGTAGGTTGTCCTGCCTTTCCTGACAAACATCCTGTTGGCTGACAGTGGTTTTATTTGGAATAGGTTTTCCATCACGCCTCTCTGCTGTTCTGATAGCATGACAGTTATGGCACACCACTTCTGTTTTAAAGACTTCATTAAGAATGTCACCGATATCTTTATCGGAAGATATCATTCGAGATACATTGTGAAGCTTTTCATACTTAGGTAGATGGTCGAAGGCTAAAGCATCTGGATGTTTATCATAACCACAATCAGTACACCCTATGTCAGTCTTCAATATTCCTATGAACTGACGCTTGCTTTTTCGACTTATACTCTTCAATTTGTTTTTTAATGTCATCAAGTTCTTCCCATGATGTTAGCATTGTTAATAGACGTTTAGATATTTCAGGATCACCTGCTGCATTAGCTCTCCAAGCAGCCCTTACCCTATTCCATCTACGATGCATAGGAACTCCTTTAAGAAGCTTCTCTGCTTTCTTAGGACCAATCCCTTTAATTCCAGGTATATTGTCAGACCTGTCACCAGTTAGGCACTGTAGCATAAGCTTAAGGTCAGCAGTGTCTTCACTTACCTCTGTTAGCTCCTTCTTTACAAAGTTGTAATGTGTTCCAGGTATTTGTAAAAGATCTTTATCAATACCAACAACTGTGTACTCTTGATCTACATCTCTGCATTCAGCTGCCCAGATAGAGACAAGATCATCTGCCTCCATATCATCAGCTTCTACAGCGTTATGTTTATCAACCATGTACTGATGACCATAGTTCAAAGCTTCTTTAACGTCTTCGTCTAACTCCTTACGTGTTGACTTGTAGTCGGAGTATATTTCCTTTCGGAAATTACCCCTTCCTTTAATTGCTACAAGAAATTTATCTGATCCACAATTTTGTTGGATCTCTTTCATAGTGTGGTCGATGCCAACACGTATGTCTTTTTTCTTCTTGGTTACACAAGCCATCCGAAAATAGATTGAGTCTGAGTCTACCAGTATTACTGCATTATCAGTGAACATCTGCGTAGCTTTCTCCTATTACATAATCACCACCATCCATACATGTTACACCGAACATCTCTGGACCAGCAGCAAAAGATTCTGTTAGAATTTCCCCAACACGTTTAGCATCGTCGGGGTGCGATTGGAATGCCATCTCATCATGATAAAACAAACGAGGTTCAGCACGTAGATTTTCTTCACGTATCTTATTCCATGCCCACATCAGTGAAGCCTTACAGGTTACACCTTCAGCAGCTTGGAGTAAGTAGTTGAGAGTTTGATGACCAGATCCACAGAACACAGGGCGTCCATCCAGAGCAGGAAACCACCCATCACCTTGTTGGTTAGATGTTTTGCTCCAAATGTTTAGAAGTTTCTTCTTAAGTTCTTCCAAACCTTTGATACCCTTAGCGAAGTCAGCACGAGACTTACGTCCTACTTCACTGTTTGATTTGCCTGAAAGAACTTGCCCCAACTTAGCGTCACCAGCACCAAAAAGATAAGCATATAAATACCCCTTAGCGACACCCCTAGAGCATCCAAGAGCATCAGCATTTCGTTGGTGTTGATCCCCATAGCGAACCTCATTAGTGAAATCATCGTTCCCAACATAATGACAAAGACCACGTAGCTGATTACCAGCACTATCGGCACCAACAATAACATACCCTGGGTCAGGTTTAAGCATCCCACGTATCTCTTTACCCCAAGGTGTTTCAATACCTGGGAGGTTTGCGATAACTTCGTGACGTACTCTGAAGGTAGGAGTACCAATAGTCCACATGTTACCATGAAGTCGTTTATCATCTGAGCCCTCTACTTTTTCTACCCAGCCCTCCATGAGAGAAGCTTTGTGACGCAATACATAATACTCGTCTACCATCATGCCAACTTCTCCAAGTTTAGACAATGAGGATGTTGTCAGTTTGGGTCCAGTTGTTACCCATTCTCTTCCGATTTTCTTTCGGTTGTACTCGTCTGGTTTCCATCCGATAGTTTTAAGCCAATCCTTGACCGCTTCTTGAGATCCCAGTTTAGCTTGTTCCTTAGTTGTTCGTTGGAATTTGAAATCTGGTCCTGCGAGATGGGTGTCTGTGACCGAGACTTCCGTTCCAAAATATTCAGTAAGCAGCTTGGCAGTTGTCGCATTGTATTTCCCATTCTTATTGTACTTGGGAGACTTAGGTTCTTTGTCAATGTAGACAACCTTAGTTCCCATCTGAGGCTCAATGGTGTTAGAGATCTCAGCCATACGCTGTTGCATTGTTCCCAATAGGGTCTTAGCTTCTTCCATGTCAAAGTACCAGCCCTTGACTTTGCAGAATGCATTAAACTTAGCTGTTTCATGCTCAGCCTGCATACCTAGTTTGATTTTAGGATTGTATGCAGAAACCTTCTTGTACTCTGAGAGTAACTCATTGTACACATCGACATTCACACGAACATCTTGAACACAGTAGCGTAACATTTCTCTTGAGTATTCATCCCAGCCACCTTCATATGCAATCTTACTGTTTCCGAGGTGTTCACCCCAACCTGCAAGACCATGCTTGTGACCACGTTTGTACCTCAGAACTTGAGACATGACCCAAGTGTCGTGTAGTCGTTTCTCGTTCAGGGTAGTACCACATAGTTTATCCATTACTACATTGTCAAAACCAATGATGTTATGGCCCACTAGTAGGTCTGCATTCTGAAGCAGTGAAGCACCATCAGCGATAGATCCATGTAGGTTATCGTGATCAGAGAACTTATAGATCTGGTTAGTGTCTAGGTTTTGTGCAACAATCATCCACACAGTGTCTGGAGTAAGACCATTACATTCGATATCATAACATAAACGCATGTTGCGTCCTTTCTTTATTTATTTAAGTACATTTTAAGATCGTTATATCCACCAATGAAAATATCATCGTGATATACAATAGGTACAGTGTTCATCAGAGATCTCTCCATGATGTACTTACCCAATTCTGGCTGTATGTCTATAGCATACTCAGTTAACCCTTCTCCGGTTTCACGTAACAACTCTTTAGCTTTGTCACAGAAAGGACAGTTTGCTATCCCATAGATTTCATACATTAAAGTTTAACCTCACCATTCAATTGGTTGATACGCATTTCAGCATATCTAATTACTTTTTCTAAGTCAACTATTTCTGACTCAACCTGTGTCTTGCCTTCGTACATTTTATAACCTGCACGACTGGCATACTTAATGATGTTACCACGCCAGAACTCAAAGCCATTACGCATGATGTATGTAATAGGCTCAATGGACCAACGTGCATAGTGTTCAGGTTCATTCACGATGTCTGATGTATGCTCTGACAATACACTCTCCTTAAAGTCTTCACGTTCTTTTATTAGTCGATCCCATTCACTTTTTATCATTGCTTTTACCATTCTTTTTATCAAGTTCCTTAGCAGCTTTACGCTCTTCTGGTGTCATTGGTCTAATGTCTGTGAAGTCAGCTTCTAAAGGCCACTCATTGTCTGTCATTGTCTGCCTCCCAGTATAGACCAGTCTTAATGAGTGACACAAAGCCTACGTTAAAGATGGCAGCAAAGGTCTTGGGGTCACACTCTACTTGCAACGTGGCACTGCCATCCTCATGCTCAGTTATCTCAGTAATCTTGACGGGTTCATTTATATACTCACTCATCTCTCAATGCCACCCATGATACAGGGAACAGGTCTTCCATCTTTAGACTGATGGCCCATGCTACCTCTTGTGTTTCTGCTTGTGTGTCAGACTTACAGCGTAGGTTGCACATATCAGAAAAAGCATCAAGGCTACCTGACCAGTACCACTCAGTCATCATCGACTGGGGCAGTACCATACGTGCTTGCTCTGGACATACTCCTTCATCTAATAGGACCATGTATGTCGCTAGATGTTGTGCCCATTGTGTCTCCTGATTTACGGTGATATTGACAAGCCCCTCAGACCCTTGCTTTTTATCAGCACTACGTCCACGCCATTCCATAGGTTCGTAGAACTCAGGCTCTTCATCAACGTAGCGCCTAGATATTTCGTTCCATCTCAAGAACTTATGCTTCACTAGCTGCCGTGCTACAAAGATCGGAGCCTTGATGTGGAAGCTGGCAAAGCAATGCCCAAAGGGACTGATATGTTTCTCTCTTGCAAGGTAACGTATCAGCTTTGCATCCTTCTCCTTGAGCTTGGGTGGACCCCATGGATCATCTTCCATCTCGCTTGTCTTGCCGAATGATACACGAGCAGCGTTGGCTACAGTTAAGTCTTTACCCATGTGGGCTATGTATGTTGCTTTAATCATTGTTGTTTTTACTTTCTTGCTCAGTTATGTTTCGAACTGTTCTGTGAAAATCTATAACGCTACGGGCTACTTCATCAATCTGTGTTCTGTGTATCCCAATATCACGAAGTTCTAGATCATTTAGTTCGTGAAGTGATTTAATAGTTGCATTCATATTCCGTCTGCGTCTTAGTGTTTCTCGTATTTCTTTAATTTTATCAAACATTTAAAGTTTCCTCTATTTTACTATTTGCATAATACATGTAACTACTTGGTATTCCACTTTCATGACACTTTTTATACACTAGTTCTTTGAATGTCTTTTCAGTTGAGAAGTCACCAAACATATAAACATCCATGATTATATCATCGATATCTATTGTTATTCCTTTTACTTTACCCATTGTGTTGCCTTTCTTTAAGTTCCTTATAGAGAAGAGGGTTAATCTCTCTTTTAAATCCGACCCCTGTGGTCGGATTACTAAAGTTATAAGAGGTACTAAATATGACTAGAGAGGTTCATCCAAACAGCCTTAAAAACTTAGCTCCTTCATTCACCAAAGAGAATGCTCGTGAGATGCAACTGAAATCAGCAGCTTCCCGTAAGGCGTCTAGAGATGCTAGAGAAGCCTTAAAGATGAGCATGAAGGATTGGCGTCAGTACAAAGAAGATGTGCTGGATCATGTCGATATGAACTCTTTAGATGTCTTGAAGATCCTCATGTTCAAAGCTTTGGACAAAGAGGATTTCGATACTGCTAGTGATCTTGCAGCAAAAGTTGCAGAGTATGAGCAACCAAAACTACAGCGCAGAGAACTTCAAATTGAAGAGTTAGGTGCTGAGAGTTTGTCTGATGAAGAGCTTGACAGTAAACTGAGGGCACTGCGAGTTGTGTGAGGTTCTATGAGAACCTGAAAGAAAATGCCAGTGCGCTTTGTCGGTTACCAAAAAAAATGCAAGTGCGTTTTGTCGGTTACCAAAAAACTATAAGAACCCAAAGATTCTCTGTGAGAGTCTCTGGGTTCTTTTTTTTATTTCCATAAGAGTCCGTGGAATCCCTCTGAGGAATCGAACGACTTTATTAGATCTTTGTACATTCCTGGTGACATTGTTACTACATCATATCCATCAATGTCTCTATTGAATTGTCTGATAGATGCATAGCCCTGATATTCTCCAGCGTTTTCTATGATAATTGTAAAGTCAAGATCGTCCCCTGAGTCATCCATGATAACTATCTCAGTAGTCCAGGGTTTTTCTTCTATTGTGAATGGCATTTTACATCTCACTTACGCCAAGCACACCACCGTTTTCCCATTCTGCATATAGACCATTAGCATGTAGGATATCATTGATTTTATGATTAACACCAAAATCATCTAGTGCTGCATCGTTTTCACGATAGTAGTCAGCCCATACAGTGTCATAGTTATCTTCTGCGGAGATTATGAAATCATCATTACCATGATCTCTTACAGGTACTCCGATTTTACTAAGTTGATCGAATGCTGTTCTGTATTTACGTTTCATTATCTATCCTCTTTGGTTAGCAGCTATGATGATTATCAGTACTGAGAATATTAATACTGCTACGCTCAACGATCATCACCAGAGCCACTGAGAGTACCCTTAGAAGCACGGTTGTGTAATTTAAGTAGGTTACCTGCTGCGAGACTGTCTAGGTCTTCTCCGAGGTAGTGTGCGAGTACTGCTACATACCAAAGAACATCTCCTAGTTCTGCTGCAATACCATCATAGGATGCACCATCACGTATACACTTCTTGATTTTATTTGCAACTTCCCCAGCTTCTCCGCATAGGCCCAATGCTAAATAGGGAATTGCTTCTGACTCTGGGAAGATTGCAGTTTCTCTAGCTTTAGTCTGATATTGATTCATATAGATTGTCATGTCAGGAAGCTCCTTTTTAGTAGGCCAGTAGGATATTTTCATTCAGTCCGGAAAGCTTCGTAGAGTTTCCATTGTGCTTCTGATAGTTTACGAACATCTGAGATATAAAGATCATTACATTCTTCTAGCATTTGAACTACGTTTTTCATAGTTTCTTCTGCTGACTTGATTGCACTTTGCTGAACTTTATTTAGTAACTCATAGTTCTTTTTATTATCTTGAAGACGTTTATTGAATTCTTTTTGCCATTCTGGGATTTCATCAGTTTTCATTAGTACCTCTTTACTTTTTCTATGATTGTATCTACATCATTGATTTCATAGCACAATCGACAGTCTTGACACTTTTGACCAGTGCAGTTTTGTCTTTCTGCAAACTCATGAGTTAATACATTGTTGAATGTTTTGTCAAAGTATTTAGGTGGCTTTGACATTACTACACTTTTCTTTGGGTTACTGTATATAAGGTTTATGTTTTTAGGTTTACTTTGTGTTTTCATCCAACGAAACACAAGGTCTGTTCGTTTAGTCCACAGAGCAAATCTACACCAAGGATTATCTATAACAATTTTCATCAGGTTGTCTAGGTGTTGCATGTTTATTAGCTCACCGTGTGCATTGAATCTGAATATGCTATCTATAATCCTTGGTATTTCTTGTGGTTCTAATGGTCTTGAAGACAGCAAGTCACTATTACGTTGTAGTGCTGGAGCCATGTTTTTGCGGAAACCGTCTAGCATTTTATGACTGTAACAGTCCCCACAGATATTATCTGTTTTGTTTTCTATGGCTTTCTTGTGTTGATCTATGCAATACTTGTTACTTTTTGTGTTAGTACTTATTGCTTTGAGACCTTGAAGTTTACCTGTCATTACAGATATATGTACTGCGGGTTTAGTCATAGGTTCCACTTTCTTTAGGTTAGTCTGCTTCTCTCGCAGCTTGTATCATCTTCTCTTTGATGTGTCCCCATTGTTTATCTGCGTCAAGTTCATCCTCGAAATCTGTTGTACATTCTACGTAGTCTGTGTCGCTCATACGTTTCCAATCAACGTTATTGATGTCAAGGTCTACTATTTCTGCTTTTATTATTTCCCCAGAGTTTAATTCAACATACGCAGTCCCCCATTTATCCCATGAGTTTACAACATCATCTATTGATTTACCATCTGGTAACTCTAGAGTCATTTCTGCGTAACAGTTGTAGACTCCTGAGTATATAATGCTAGTCATTTATTGTTCCTCTATACCATCATCATCCTCAGATATGAAACCATTGTCTACACCATAGCTTGCAAACAGTGCACCGATTGCTGTGAATATCTCGTGCTCTGTGTAGTCTTCATGGCTTTCCATACTTATCTCATACTCATTGTTTGTACCAATCCACATCGTCACATGGAATAGTTCATCAATTCTTTTAAAGTCATCCTCTTTAGGTTTAGGTTTAAATTCGATGACTTCAGACATCAGGTTGTTCGCCAATATCTTCTGCATAGTTGTCCATACAATCATGCATATCTCTGAGTGTATGGCCTAAGTCTGTGAACAGTATTTCTGCTTCTACACGAGACAAGATTAGTGCTCGTCCTGCAATCTCAATGACCACTTCTCCTTCTGCTGTCCAGAAGACATTTGATTTATCCATTAATTGAAACCTCGTAGTTTGATTACGTTGCGAATACGATCTACAGTTGATGCTGAAAGTTTAGAACGAGATACAAATCGACCTGTTTCAACATCCCGTGCTACAGATAGGTAACCTTGGTGGCCTGAGAATGAACCTACTGGTTTACCATAGCGTTTTGTTACACGACGAAATTGCAGATTCTGGCGACCGATTGGGTTTACTGTTGTCATAGTGTTAGCCTTTCTGTGACTAATTTAAGTTAAGATCTTTTTCTAGTAGTTGCAACCATAATGTAACCAACTACCCATACTCCAAATAAAATTGATATATTAAAATGCCTCTTGTTGGAATGAGTCTTGTCGGACCCTCCAAAAATCAGAGTGACCCCTAAGGGTCACGAAGGATTCTGAAGGAATCCTATAGAGATCTGAAAGATCTCTCTGAGGAATCTTGAAAACCTTTAGGTTTTTGAGACTCCGATTAAAAACAGGATCCCGCAAGGGATTCTATTTAAAAAACTATGGACCCTGACTGGAAACCTCAGCGCAGCATTACTACGGGGTCTCAACAGCCAGGGGTACAGGGACTTCAACGAGAACTTCAGCAAGGAGTTCGGATCGGAGTCACCCGTATTAGTTGTCCCAACCGGAGTTTGAGCTTGAAAGGATAAAAGAACCCAGACTCAACAGTTGGAACAGACAACACTGGGAGGTGTGTTGTATAGAATTGTATGAGCAGTTTCACTGTGTTGCTCAGCACTTGTATTCTGCATTATGCTGATACCTTACGTATCTCACACTCCTAGCAGTAGGAATTTCATAAGCAGTTTATTGAGATGCTTAGCTCGTTACTCTTTTTAAATCCGACCCCTGTGGTCGGATTCAGATAGAGGATGTTAGAACATTGCCTCTAGGTCTTCGTCTTTGACACCTGCAACAGTTGGCGACACACTGTCAAGAATATCAAAGTCTACACCATCACTGCCGTTGTACTCGACAAGATCAGTTACTTGTACAGCTGTGAGGGAGTTGAAGACTGATTCGTTATTGTCACCGTAAGGAGCTTGCCATACGATAACATTAACTGTTGAACCATTACCAATAGTTTTAGCGTCCATTGGTTGTTTGTCATTACCAACCACACGAGGCTTACCATTGTCACTGCCATCTTTCCTGAGAGCCCGACGACGAAGTGTCAGTGTTTCGACACCTTCGTTGTTTTCTCTTACAGGCAAATGGTTATCTTTCCACAGTTTGAGAGTCGCTTCATCTTTAGCACGTAGCTGAATCTCAAACTGCAATGGTGTAGTGAAAGGGCGACCATTGACTGTGCCTTTACCAATCTGGGGTGTTTCCAGTTTAGGGTAAAAGCACAAAGCGTCTTTGATCATGAAGTTACGGGCTTTTTCAAGTTTAGTCATTTTAGTTCCTTTACATGGATTGTGAGAGGAAATCTCTCTTTTTAAATCGATCCCCTGTGGGTCGATTACTTTGAGTTATTATCATAGTATTCTTCAATGAACTTAATCCATTCATAAGCATACCAGATAGAGAAGATTAGAAACACTGCCATCAGACCTGAGAGTAATAGCATCAGTTAGCTCCTTTGTTTAGTTCTTTGAGCCTAGTCTCAGCATGTCTCAAGTCATCATAAAGGTTCTCAAGTTCTCCGAGAACCCAGGCGGGTCTGAGACCATGACCATAATTTTTATGTAAGTCATTGATCTCACTTTTATAGATTGAGATACTGGTCTCAGCCAGTTCTATCTCTCCAGACATACTCATTGGTTCCCCCTATATAGTTGACATGACAAGTAACCGACAGACTCCTGCATTACTAGGAAGTCTTGCATCCGCTCCAGACAGTCTGTACCTGTGAGGTTGTAATCAAGTATGTGATTAACTCCACAATCTTGGTACAGAGTTAGGACAAGTATGTAGACTTTTATCATGAGGGATACCCAAGAACTTCTTCTACATAGTACGTAGCCTTTGCTTTAGTCATTGATGGGTATTTTGCAATAGTATTAGCTATTGCTTTTTCTTTTGAGATTTTAGTCATTTTCTACATCCTTACGTGTTTCAATTATATTACGAACATTCTGAAGAGTTTCTATTAAACTGTCCAGATTGTTATCGAAATTTAGTATAACCCAGTCATGAGAGTTTTTAGGCAAGATGGCAATCTCATGTATAAATACAATGTCACTACCATCAGCTTGAAACTCTCTGTGTTGAGCTATAGATACCGCATGAGAACCATGTGTTACTCTTACGTTATTGAGTTTGAATTTTGTTTGAAAGTCATTGTCTTCCATCATTTAACCCTTTCTCCAGAGCATTGAACATTATGTACCACATATCCAGAATCTTCCCAACCTGAGATGATGTCAGGTATTCTGGTTGATTCTATGTGGTACGATACTTGGTGATTCACATCGTCCTTGTAGGAGTAGGACTTGGAGATGTTCATTTTGTATTCAAGTTTCATTTGATTGACCTTTCAATAGGTGATGTTTCGATGAATTCTACATGATATCCACCGAAGTCTTTTACGAATACACCTACACCATTTTTGTCGATGTAGAATACTTTTGCCACTACCCATGTCAGCATAGCAGCACAGAGAAGCATAGAGAGTTTAGGCATTGGTATATCCTTTCAAGATATAGGTTAAGTGTTTATGAAACAGCAACCATTACGATTGCTGAAACAAAAAGACTTAAGACACAAGCGGAAGCCACTCGTCCACTTCTTTTATGAAGATGTAAGTCAGGAGGTGATCTATCTCGTCTTGTGTCACGTAGTCGTTTATACCCAAACCATCTGGCAGGGTTAGGACTTTGTCCACAGCTTGTATCATCTCCTCTTTGATGTGTTCCCATTGTTCACCTGGGTCAAGCTCATTCTCGAAATCTGTTGTCCATTCTACGGAGTCACAGAGTTTGTCAAATTTATGCTCGAAGAAGTCTATGTCATTTCCTGCAATTGAGTTAGTCATGGTATATCCTTTCAAGATATAGGTTAAGTGTTTATGAAACAGCAATCATAGACATTGCTGAAACAAAAAGACTTAGATGAGGGACAGTTGTCTTGGGTCTTTACCAAGGTCACTAGGGCCATAGAACGGGAACCCATCGTATTGCCGCTCATTGGCGAACAATGTATCCAGAATCATATATGCGTAATTTAAGCATACATTTGAGAGAGCAACTACACGCTTAAGTTCACACTCATCGCAGGAGAGTAAGAAAGCCTCGAATGCTTTTATCATCTCCTGGTTTTCTGGCTGCATCCAAGGATCTTGAATACCATCGTCCTGTTCCCAGAATATTTCAAGGCGTCTAGCAGCACGAAGGATGATTTTGTCTGAAGTTGGGAATTGCATGGTATATCCTTTCAAGATATATGTCGGACCCCACACCTCTGAGAGATCCATGAGACACCAAGAGAACCTTGGAGTCAGTACAGGGACAGCCCCTATACTTCTTCTTAGATCTGGCCCCTGTGGTCAGATCAGAGACTATCCGAACCAATCATGTAGAGGTCTGAGAGATACTGAGAGATACTGAGAGATACTGAGAGAGACTGAGAGATACTGTACATTGGTCTAGACTGAGAGATACTGAGAGAGACTGAGAGATACTGAGAGATAGACTAGGAGATCTTATAGTATAGATATAGATATATAGTAACCTAAGGGAGGGACTGGAAGGCTTCTCCCTATAAGGAACTTAGAGAACAGTACACCATCCCCCCACAGTCTCTCACAGAATCCCACACAATCCCATAGTCCCGCTAGAGCCTATGCCACATAAGACCCTCAGAGAGCCTCACAGAGCTTATAGAAGTCTCAGAGTACCTCACAGTACCTAAAAGATAGACACCTACCTGAGAGGGCCTCTTAGAGATCTAGGGGGTACTGCAAGACTATGAGGGTACCTGATAAAAAAAGTACTTATTAGGCTCTCTTCCTCAAAGACTCTCCCAAACCTAGGAGGGGGTACCTCAATCTCTCACAGAATACCCACATATCTAAAAATATATAAATATATTTCTAAGTTCCTTATAGGGACATAGAGGACACACAATGAACAATAAAGAGATACAGTCTCTTCTCAAAGAAAAAGAGAGGAGGGTAAAACTAAAAGGGTACGAGGGGGACTTTACTTCCTTTGCCGAAGAACAGATACAGATTATTACCAAGGATACTAGCTTAGGTTTCATACCTTTTAGGTTTAACGAGTGCCAAGAGCGTATCACTAAGGCTCTCGTAGAACAACAAGAAGAAACTGGTATGGTTAGGGCTATTATCCTAAAGGCTAGACAACAAGGTATCAGCACTTACTGTGCTGGTAGGGTCTTTTGGAAGTCATACTTCTCACCTCATTCTAGATCAGTGGTTATGGCGCATGACTCTGCTACATCAGATGCCTTGTTTAGTATGTCTAAGAACTTGATTAGGAATATGCAGGGTGAGTTAGTACCTAAGGAGATTACATCTAATGCTAAAGAAATTAAGATACAGTCTCCTGCTTACAATGATAAAGATGCTATTGGCTCTTATCGTCTGTATACAGCGGGTTCTCCGGAAGCTGGTCGTGGAACTACACCAACGATTGCTCACCTATCAGAAGTAGCCTTCTGGACTCATGATGAGAAGATATTGGCTGGTTTGTTCCAAGGTATATCCCAAGCACCAGGCACTGAGGTTATACTAGAGTCTACAGCTAATGGTGCTCAAGGGGAGTTCTACAGGCTCTGGAAGGGTGCTGTAGCTGGTGAGAATGAATACCTACCAATCTTTCTACCTTGGTTCATAACCCCTGAGTATAGGCGTACAGCCCCTGAGGGAATGGAGTTAACGATTGAAGAAGAAACCCTTGTAGAGAACTATGGGTTAGATAATGATCAATTGTATTGGCGCAGATTAAAAATTGCAGAGGGTGGTAAGTTAAAGTTTCAACAGGAGTATCCTGCTACAGCGGATGAGGCATTTATTGTGTCTGGTGCTAATGTGTTTGACATTGATAAATTAAACTCTCTTGTACCCCGTCCAGAACAAAAGCGTAGTGATTGGGATCCATCTAGTAAAATGTTTGATGATAACAGGGAAGGTAACCTGTCTATATATGATTACCCTAAATGGGAAGAACCCTATGTGATTGGGGCTGATGTCTCTTTAGGGGTGGGTCAAGACTATAGTGCTGCTGTTGTTATGAATAATAAATATGAAATTGTAGCTGTATATCGTAACAATCGCATTGACCCTAGTATGTGGGGTGAGTTGTTGTTCTACTTAGGTAGATATTATAACAATGCTTTCCTAGCTGTCGAGTCTAACTCAATGGGCATTGCTACGTTGCAGAAACTAGAACAGATGGGCTATTTAAACCTGTACAAACAAACTAAGATAGCTAATGTGTCTAACGAAGAAGGTATGAGATTAGGCTTCAGGACAACCTCTGCATCTAAACCTGTGATCATTGGGAACCTGAAGAACCTAATAGACAATGAGGATATTATGATCCCCTCACCTATTCTGATTAGAGAACTAAAGGACTACATCTCTACCGCTAGTGGAAAGACAGAAGCAGCACCTGGTTGCTATGATGATACTGTTATCTCCCTCGCCATATGTGCTGAGGTGTTACGCACACATTGGGATCGTCTAAACACAAGGAATGTTTCATGGAAAGAGAGGATATCGGACTGGGAAGAGGACAGTACCCAGTGGATTTAGAAGAAGAGTTTCATAGTCAAGTGCTAGAGTATTGGATACAAGGTAGGATACCACTCGATATGGTGTCTATTAACCATGAGGATAAATGCCTCGAAGTATACTATGGTTATGCGTAAGATTCTCTAAGTTCCTTATAGAGAATAGAGATTCCTGCATTGTCCTCATAACGCGCTGGTGGTCGCGGCAGGTAAACCACCACTTAATTTTTGAGGAGTATTGAAATGAATATTGTTATCGGGTTGATCATGGCCCTTGCGGTTACTGGAAGTGTAGCCCCCCAAACTAAACCAGTAGTAGATCCAATGATTATTGGACTCTCAGTGGGAACTGTTGCTGCACCACTCGCAGTATCATCTGGGGTTACAGGCAGTGCATCTATCTTAGGTACAGCATACACCAATGCTAATGTTGTTGCAACAGGTGCTGGTGTCCTTGCAGGATCGGCAGTTGTTGTTAATGCTGTTTTAACTGAAGAAGAATAAGTTCGTCTGGCACTAACGCAAAGTGCTACGCCACGAGGTTACACAACCTCACTCGTTACGTTGTTCTGCAGATGGAATTTCGCTACCGTATAGTTTGGGCATCAACCAACTATAGCTGAACACTGGGCAGGCGTCATCCTAGTCATGATATAAAACTGACTGTCTACAATTCATAGGGCATAGCCCCAAGTTAGTTAGTTAGACCCACGGAGGGAGCTATGCGATTTAATGAAACACAAGTCGAGCCAAAGAAAGAACCTAAACCTAAAAAGAAAAAAGACATTGTAAAAGCTGGTAGTAAAGACTATGACTACGCAAATTTAGCAAACACTAAAAAAATCCTCACAGGTAGGGGTTCATTGTAATGGCTGGTAATAAGTATAAAGAAAAGGTGTCTGATGACAGTCTAATCAATTTGATTGAGACTGGTATCCAAAACTCTACAGGAGAATGGTTAAACTCGTCTGACATGACACGGGAACGTCAACGGTCTACGTATGAATTTGCAGGAGTTGCTGCAGATCACTTAGCACCACAGGGTGTATCTAGTATTGTTGACACGTCTACTACCGAAACAATAGAAGCATATACTGCAATCTTGTCTGATTTGTTTTTAAACAATGGTAAATTAGCTAGATTTGTACCATATGACAATTCTCCAGGCTCTTTTAAGAGTGCTAGGGATGCCTCAATGGTTACTAATTATGCCATATTTAAACAGAATAATGGGTGGGAACTTATCCAAACTTGGATAAAAAGTGCTCTATTATGGAAGAATGGTGTAGTTCGGTGGGACTATGTAGAAGGTTATGAGTACGAGTTTGAAGAATACGAGAAGATCTCTCAGGGCCAGTTGGATATCCTCCTTGCTGAAGAAGGAGTTGAGATCATTGGTAACCTAAATTATGAAAATGAGTTAGGTGAGTTAAACATGGAGACCGGACAGCAGGATGCTGAATTGGTTTATGTTGATGTCCGTATTCGTCGTAAGAATGATAACTCTCGTGTGAAGATTGAAAACATTCCACCAGAATCTTTTAGGATTTCTCGTGATGCTAAGTCAATAGATGACGCAAGTTTCGTAGGTGTTCAAACAATTCTGACTCGCTCAGAGATACGTAAAATGTGGCCGGATGTTGCAGACAGTATCAACGAAGACGAGTGGGATGAGCTTGGAGATGACACTGGCTGGGATGGTAATGGAAGCTATGCAGAAGATATTGCAGCTCGTAAATTAGTAACAGGTCAAAGCTATCTCCAAGGTCGTATGTCTGACGATGTGACTGCCCTTGAAGCGAATCGGGAAGTTACAATCACAGAGTGTTGGATTAATGTTGATCGTGATGGGGATGGGGTTGCTGAGCTTAAGCACTTCATAACTGCAGGTGATACAGTCTTGTATGAATGTGATGTAGACATGATACCAATTGCGTGTCTATCGCCCATCGATATCCCATATGAGTTTTATGGTTTGTCTATTGCTGACTTCACTCGCTCATCAACACTAGCGTCTACTGCAATCCTTCGTGGGTTTGTTGAAAATACATATCTTACAAACTATTCACCAAAGCTTGCTGATCCAAACGTTGTTGATTTTTCTGCTCTTCAAAATATAAGACCAAAACAAATCATACCAACTAACGGTAATCCTAATGGTGCTGTATCCTCAATGCCTCCAGAGGCAATTAGCTCAGGTACTGTACCACTGCTCTCACACTTACAGACAATTAAAGAGCAGGCAACTGGGATGTCCAAGGCTGCACAGGGCCTCAATGACTCTCTGTATGTTTCTGGTAACAGTGAGCAGAAATTAGCTGCAGTTCAATCTGCATCTCAAAAACGTATACAACACATTGCTCGTAGGTTTGCCGAAACAGGTATGAAGCGTCTATGCACAGGTGTGTATAAAACAATGCGTAAATGCTTAAAGACTCACTCCAAGTTTAGTTACCAAGGTGTGTTTGCTGAGATAGATATCATGTCACTCCCATCTCGTATGGATGTTGAAGTGTTCCTTGATATCGGTGAAAACTCAAATGCAAATATGATTAAGAAATTTGAGATGCTTGGTGGTACAGTTCTCCCAGGCCTTAACAGCCAGGGCCAGGGTGTTGTAATTCGTCCAGAAGCTCCTGCTGTCTTAGCTACAAAGCTCATAGAATCTATGGGTATTGACAGTAACGATTACCTTGAAGATTACACTACAGATGAGTTTAAACAGAAAGCTATAGAAACTGTTAAACAACAAACTGAAAATAACCAAAAGGATAGTGCTCTACTTCAACGTAAAGCAGAAGCTGATGCATTACTGGCCGAAGCCAATGTTACATTTACTAACGCACAATCTAAGAACACTGTAGATGATAACACTAAACAGTTAGCTATCTCTATTGATAAGCATTTCCAACAGTGGGCAGAGATTGATATCAAGGCTCGTAAAGAGGGTATTGAACCCCCAATGCGTCCTGACTTCAACCAAATAACAACTCTTGCAAGAGCTATGATTGCAGGTGAAGTATAACTAAGAGGAGGTGGAGAGATGTTTGGATTACCTTTAGAACTGATTACAATGCTTTTCTCCACCGTCTTAGGTGGGGTGATGTCTATTTGGGGTCAGAGTAATAAAAATAAAGCAGAACAACAAAGACTACTTATAGGTTCAGTTAACACTGCGCGGGAATACGGATCGAAGGATAAACATTTTGCGTGGACACGTAGGATAATTGCCCTTTCAGCTGTGATCTCTATTATTGTACTACCTAAGTTAGTAGCTGTATGGTACCCAGAAGTTCCTGTATTCGTAGGATATACAGAAGTACAGGGTGGATTTTGGAACTTCTTGTTTGGACCAGATAAACAAATTGTATGGCAGTCTGCTACAGGTTTTGTAATCACGCCGCTTGATACGCACATTGTATCAGCCATTGTAGGTTTATACTTTGGGGCGGGGTTTGCAAAGTAATGGAAAATAAAAGTGTATCTATATCATTTCTAGTGGGTATCCTCTTTCAAACAGGGGCCTTAGTGTGGTATGTTTCGAGCCTGGCAAGTGCAATTGAACTTAACTCTAGAGACCTTAGTCGTCATGAAGTAAGGATAAACAACCTAACATCTATAATGCAATCTCAGGCAGTGACCCTAGGTCGTATGGATGAAAACATTAAATCAATTCGTGATATGATGGAAAACAGTAGAACTAACAAGGAGTAATTACAATGGATAATATTAAACTTCCTATTGCCCTTGTGTTAGCTATGGCTGTTCAGCTTGCAGGTGGTGTGTGGTGGGTGTCTCAACAGGCATCTACTATATCCAACTTAGAAGAAACTGTCAGCCAACTAGGTTCACGTATGGCTATTGAGGACAACATCAATCTTAAACGTGATGTTGAAGGTAATGGTGTAGAAATACAATACGTATGGGATGACATAGAAGAACTATGGGATGAGCTTGCATCTATGACTTCCGCTATCAATGAGATTAATAAACTCAAACAAAGGGTAGCTGTTATAGAAAGTGAGTTACGTTACATTAACCGTGACCACAGAGATATGGCAAAGTAGATGATTGATCCTTTTACAGCTATGGCAGCAGCAACCACAGCCTACAATGGCATCAAGAAAGCTGTGTCCGTAGGCCGTGAAATCAGTTCTATGACTAGTGCAGTCTCCCAATGGTCTAAGGCTGTAAGCGACTTAGACTTCTTAGAAGATAAAGCTAAAAACCCTCCAATGTATAAGATGTTCAGTGATACTCAGTCCAATGCATTAGAGATATGGTCACAGAAACAAAAGCTCAAAGAGATGAGAGAAGAACTCAAATCACACATATCTTGGACTTACGGCCCTAGTGCATGGGAAGAGATAGTGAGGATAGAGGCGAAGCAACGTAAAGAACAACGTGAACTAGTCTACAAGAAACAAGAGTTTGTAGATAACTGCATTAACTGGGCTGTGGGTATCTGTGTAGCATTGGCGGGTGTAGGTGCTTTGATAATAGCAATGTATTTTTTAGGTGTAAAACAGGGGAAGTGGTAATGTGGTTTTTAGTTTGGTTTATGTTTACTAATAATAAATTAGACCACTACATCTTAGGTCAATATAGTTCGTTTGATGTTTGTGAACAAGAGAAGATTAGGTCTTCAGTTCTGATAACTAACAGTACAACAACGGTATATTGCTTTGAGGTTATTCCAAAATAAAAATAATAAGTACGTAGGTTATAGTAAAGATGGTAAAGTCATCATAATAACTTGCAATAAAAAGATGGCTATTCTTTACATGAGGAGTTTAATTGATGCCGAAGAAAAAAGACTCAAGGCTAACTAACGCTGGAGTGTCTGGTTATAATAAACCTAAACGCACTCCATCACACCCCACTAAGTCACATGTTGTTGTTGCTAAAGAGGGAGAGAAAGTTAAAACTATTCGATTCGGAGAACAAGGTGCGTCTACAGCAGGTGCTCCTAAGTCCGGCGAATCTGATAAGATGAAAAAGAAACGTGCTAGTTTTAAAGCCAGGCATAGTAAGAATATTGCTAAAGGTAAAATGTCTGCAGCGTATTGGGCGGATAAAGAAAAATGGTAAAGAAAAAATCCACTGTTAATGAGGCGGGTAATTACACTAAACCTACAATGCGTAAGAACCTATTTAAAAAAATAAAAGCTGGATCTAAAGGTGGAAGCCCAGGCCAATGGTCTGCACGTAAGGCTCAACTATTAGCCAGTGAGTACAAAAAAGCTGGGGGCGGTTATCGTGCCTAAGAAAAAATCCCAGAAGAGTTTAGATAAATGGACTGATGAAAAATGGGGTACTAAGAGTGGTAAGAACTCTACTCAAGGTAATAAGGCTACAGGTGAAAGGTATCTACCTAAAAAGGCAAGGGAAGCATTAAGCTCTAAAGAATACTCTGCTACAAGTGCGGCTAAACGTAAGGGCACTAAAGAGGGTAAGCAGTATGTTTCGCAACCTAAAAAGATAGCCAAAAAGACTTCTAGATACAGGTCTAAATCATAAGGAAACATAATGGAAAAGTATAAAGCTGCAGCGGAGAAGACGCTGAAAGGAAATACACATCCGGATCTACAAGCCAAAGAAGCATTACTACGTGCTAATTTCTCTTCACAACAACGCGAAGGTTTCTTCAATGAAGCGTATGGAGAGTTATTAGTGCAGTATTTTACTGCCTGGTTAGGAACAGATCCACATGAAGTTAAGACACGAGAGTTTATATATAACTCAGCACTTGCGTTGGGGGATGTTAAACAGAAACTAATTAACTTTGAAACATACGGAAAGAATGTACCATACATTGAGGACAACGCATAATGAACAATATTGATTACGAAAAGTTGGTAAAGAACGTGGAAAACATGATTAACCTGTTAGAGTACGATTCTATGCGATCTCCAGGTAAGGCCAAACTTAATAGCAATCAGCTCATGGCTATGTATAATCTATTAGATCGATACAAAGCCAATAAAGAAACATCCGTACCAAAGGCAAAAAAGCCTACGGCTAAAAAAGAAGGATAATAAAACATGTCAGAACAAAATGAATCTCTACCCAACACGGATGATGTTCCCAGTTCTGCTGGTCCAAACGAACAAGAACTCCTAGATGCCGTATTATCTAATACCGAATTTCTTCGGAATGATGATGTGCCGCTACCAGAAGAGGAGGTCGAGTACGAGGATCCGGAGGTAACTGCTGAGGAAGACCCAGATGTAGCAGATACCGCCGTTAGCGATGAAGAGTCTGAGGAAGAAACAGAAGAGTCAGAAGATGAGGATGGCGCGGAAGCCCCTACCCAAGAAGCTGATGTATTCACTGTTGATGATTTAGATTTAGATGCCAAAGTCTCTGTCAAAATTGATGGAGAAGAAATGGAAGTCTCATTTGCTGATTTGCTCAAGGGCTATCAGACAGATGCTTCACTCTCTAAGAAGGGTCGTGAACTCGGAGAGGCACGTAAGTCTATTGAAGAAGAACGTGTTGCTAAGCTATCTGAAATTTCAAAAATATCAGATGCTACTAACGCAATGCTAACAATGGATGAACAAAAACTGGCTAAGGAATACCATGATGTTGAAGCCAAAATCAAAGAAGCTAGGGAAAGTGGTGATACTTATGAGTTAAGTGATCTTAAAGATCAACGTGAACAGGCACAGCAGAAATACTGGTCTGCACGTAACACTCGTGAGAATCTTTTAAAAACTGTTGAAGAACAGAAATCAAAACTTCAAGAAGAAAAGTTTGCATCTCAGATGAAACACTTTGAAGAAGTAATACCACAAATGATCCCTGACTTTAATGAAAAGGTTGCAGTTGAAATTCGAGACTTTGCTCTTGAAAATGGTATTGCAGATGAACTTTTAAATACGGTGATGGATCCTAATGTTGTAAAATTCATTGATGATTATCGTCGATTAAAGAATGGAATTACAAAAGGCGCTGCAAAGCGTAAAGAAGTTCCAACTAAAAAAGTTCCAACTAAGAAACCAGCAGCTGCTAATAAAAAGGC